GCTGCGGAAGCCTGTGATGCTGTAACCTTCAGCACGTCAGAGGCATTCATTACAATCTTCTGGTCACCACCTACTGCCACAAGGGCGGAACCCACAGGCACGATAGCGTCCTTCAAAATATACACGTTGTCGCCGTCATTGTTCTCAAGCTGTATGTCCACCGTAATAGACACGCTCAAGATGTTGGCGACATTCATGCCGATGATGGTTGTTTCTGTGGCGGAAGGACAAGTGTAAATGGTAGCTGCACTTGTGCCCACAGCAGTGTCTGTAACTGTCTTAAATGCGTTTGCCATTTACCTATCCTAACGCGATTGCAAAAGCTAAAGCCTGTGGGTCCTGTTCTGTAAAACCTTGTATAACGTCACTCGCATCTTTGAACACGGCCTTCTCTGCTGGCAACGTGCAGAAAAGGGTGCGTGTCCCTGCTGTCCAGTTGACGGCGTTGTCAGAGTTACTTGACTGCAAAATGGTGGTACGGGCCAAGGTCGTACCTGATGCAGTGTAAGTACCAATGCCGACCTCAAAGTCGGTTCCGTCAATGCAAGCATAGTAGGTAGTGTTTCCATCACCCACTTGCGCGAAACTCTCAAAACCAGTGACTGCACCGGCAAGCGTATATGTACCAGTGCCAGTAGTGGTCGAGGTTTCTTTTACGCGGTCTTTAAGAACAAGAGCCATTACTTCAACTCGATTGTAAGGTTCCCTGCATTGATACGGAAGATATCACCCGTCTCAATGGTCTTAGATGCATCCAGCGCACCAACAAACAGAATGTTGCCGGAAGAGGCTGCATCAGCGATAAACGCATGGGTCACTGTGTTGTTCGTACCTGTTGAGGCAGAATACTCAATGTTGTTTGCGTTAGTTATTGTCTGTGTGTCAGTTGCACTAGCTGCCAGTGTCCAGTTTGCTGCGGTCACTTGCTGACGAGCATAAGCACCAAAGGTAGCTTCTGTCAGTGTGCCAGCTTCCGCGTCAGAAACTGCTGTTGCCAAGCCGACATAGATGCTGTCGCCTGGTGATGAAAATGAACCAGAATCATTCTTGAAGATATAAGCCAACAGCTTATTCTCAAGATAGGTGGTTGCTGCGTTACTTGTTGCCATTTATAACTCCTAAGTCCTTGGCCTATCAGGTAATCCCCTGCGGTATGCGTCTGAGTTTTCTCTGGCCTCTGCCAAATCTTTCAAACGCTGAAGCTCCTGCGCGAACCGCTGTTCGTACAGTTGCATCATGTCGGCCTCACCTTTCATGTAAGTATACGCTTCCACAAGTGAGCCGTAAAGAAGAGCGTTAGGGGCATTCTCGCTCAACCATGATGTTGCGCTATCCAATCCAGCAGTGATGCTGGCGGGTCTGTAGTAATAGTGTAGCTCTACTGTGTAGGCTTGGTCTGGTGTTGGGCCTAAAATGAAGTTGTCAACGTCATAGATTGAGTAATACTTCGGAGCGGCGTTAGCACCAACATCGATGTGATATTGTTGAACATAGTTTACATCCTTGTGAAGTAAGAAGTCCTCACTGCCGGATGTTGTGATCTGAATAGAAAAGGGAGCAAGATAGTCGGACGGCACAGACAGGTACGGATCGCCCTGTGTCAGAGTAGCTGTCGCGTTCTTACGAAACAGTTCAAGGTCAACAAGTGTAAAAATGCGATCTTCTGCGCCGCGAATAAACACAGGCAGGTTTGTCACAAAAGAAGTTTCTGTGTTCTCTGCGAAATCTTGTATTGCTTGTTTTAACTGTGCATATGTAAACGACATTATTCAATCCTTACTACCGCATCAGAAGCATTTGCTGTTGGAATAGTTACAGTAAAGGTTGCGTTAGATGTGGTTTGATCGGAGCCAAAGTCATAAACGGCAACAGCTTTGTTAGACTTACTGCTGTTGTAAATCAAAGCACCTCTAGCCGTAATAGTAGAGTTTGAAAAGCTGACATCGTTGAAATCAACAAAAGCTGTAGTGCCGCTGGTAGTTGGAGCAACAGTAGTCAGTGTTGCTCCGCCTGCGGTGTAACCGGTGCCGCTTACCTCATTCGTTGTTGAATAGGCAGTGGTTGTCGCATCTAAAGATGCTGAATTTGTGAACAGCGCAAGTTTAAAAGTGTCTGCTGTAAAATCGTGTTCCGCCTCAAGAAGCTCTTTCTTAAAACTTGTACACAGTGCTGTGGTGATTGCCATCTCTTACTCCTATAAAGTATTCACCTTGTAACCCATGCCGCTGTGATTTGTGCAGTAAGTATACAGTGTAGGCGCGCCTATTGCCACGGTTATCTGAGTGTAGGCTCCAGCAGTGCCTGGAGTGCCAACAGTTGTTACGCCTGTTGTGTACTCTACGCCGCCACCGTGTGTGCCGTCAGCCGTAGTAGAGAAGCGTAAAGGGTGACCAGAGTTGCTGCTGTCTGACTGGTCATATCTGTAGGTGCTACCTTCGTTGATGTCTGTACCAAGAGCACCAGGACGTGAGCCATCCTGATAATATACGTTACCAGAGCCGGGGTTAACGACAGTAATAGTATATGTAGCAGCAATTGTAACGATACTTGTGGACAACGTACCCACAGCACCAGTGCCCGCCACGCCTGCAAGAGTAAGCGAGATAGCTGCTCCTCCAGGGGTTGCACCTGTCGTAGTCAGTGTGCCCGCTCTTGCTACCGCTCTGGGTATAGGAATCGGCTGAAGTGTTACAGTGTTAAAGGTGGGAAACCTTACAGTCACAGGCTGAAGATTGTTTTCAGGACGTGGGTCGTACAGGGCTTGAGGGTCGGGGCCAGGGCTAATGGGCTCAAGCTGCTCATGCTTTGGCTCAAATTCATCTGGTCCGACTTTTGAGCCATTCCACTCCGTCATCATTTCTGATAAACGATAACGAAAGCCAGAGCGATCTGAGTATCCCCATGCGTTTTTCCCAGATGCGTATCTCGCCATTAGTTCACCCGAAGATAAGAAATACTAGGCTGTAACTTCAGTGGTACTCTATCTTCGTCCTCATCCGCTGCGCGTTGGAACTCTTCTTCATAAACAGACTTCAGAAGCTGCACCCGATCCGGGGCCTTCTTCATAGCTATGTAATATGCCAGCCCTGCCACAATACACGGCAAGAACCGGAACGGTGCGTCAGTTGTATTCGCCAACGTATCAACATCTTCGATGCGCTTCACATAATAGTACACAAGCGTATCTGTTGAGTTGTCTGGTGTAGCCCACAAGGTGATTTCAGGTGTAGACTGACGATTGTAAAAGTACTGACTGGGCCGGCCCTGTGTAGTTTTGTTCGGCAAGCCAAGATATTCACCGCGTGACATCCGGCTCAGTTCATAGTCTGTGCCGCTGCGACGCAGTGATACTTCAAGAATATCCGTGTAGTTGGAGTTCAGTGTGTAGGTTGCTGTGCCCTGTGTCAGAGCCTGTGTTGCCTGTTTGACAGTCCACAGGTTCAAACCACGGTTAGCCCAGTCAGCAAACATCAAGTTCATAGAACGACGTGCTGTCTTAGTATCGTAACCAGTGCGGACTTCAAGCCCGCACCGCTCATATGCTTCTTCGATTATCTCAGCTACGTCGAGGTCGAAGTCTGTTGAACCTGATGTTGCCATATCACTTCATCTTTTTATGTGTGCCACCGTAACCTTTTTTGATTACGTTGCCCTGCTTGTCTAAGACACCTCTCTTTATAAGAACGTCTTTTTTGGTAACACTGCCGCTTCCGTCTGCGTCAGGAAAGTTACCACCGCCCATTTTAAAACGGGTGCGACTAGGCTTACCGCCTCTTTTAGGCATAATCATTGCGCCTGCGGCGGCTTTTCTCGGAGAACAATGCATTACTTCTTCTTCCTTCTCAGTGATTTAACGCGGCGCGGCTTGCCGGCAGGCTGACCCAACCGCTTCTTCTGTGCTATTCTACTACGTTTTTCAGTAGCCGTCATCTCTTTGGATGTTTTCGGGGTCTTAGAAGACACTCGTTTAGAGGGGCGGCAATATGGAGTACCCCGTTTTTCTCCCTTACGTCTGCCACACGCTTTCCCCGTGCGAACATCCTTCCACTCCTCTTTGAACCACCGCTTGAGAGCAAGACCCTTTTTTGTTTTTCTAACCGCCATATCCTACCTCTAAAGTTAGGCATTCACTATGACCCAAAGAAACCAAAAAACAAAGCCTACAACAAGAGCGGCTAAACCGCCTATCATCATCCACTCTAGGACTTTTTCTATCTGCTGCTCTCTGCGTCTTTTTTCTTCAAGTCTCTCTTTTCTAAGCTGGGCCTGAATCCTCAGGATATCGTTCCAGCCGTTTATGCCATAATTACCAATGATAAAGTTGCGAAGCTCTTCCTCCATCTTCTCCGCTTTTTTCTTAATGGCAAAGGTTTCTAACGCTTCTTCTTCTACGCTTCCAAACCTACGCCCTTTGGCTTTGTCATGGCCTTCTTTAATATTGTTAAGAGCATTCATGTACCTGCCGATGTCGCCGGCCATGGACTCTATTTCTTTGCCTACCTGGAACCCTTTGCGAATCGCCTGATAAGCACTTGTAGCGATAGCGAACGCACTAACCGGATCCATATCTAACCATCAATATATTTTTGTTGTTCGGTACTTGTAAGTTCCACCTGTTGCTTTTTTGGTGGATTTGTTGCCCCAGTTTGCTGCGCCAACTTTTCGGCACTTGGCGATGGCTCCGCTTGCATATGCTGACGGGAAAACCTTGTAGCGTCGTTTTACCTTGTGATAGCATGCATCTTTTTTACTCACTGACTTGCCTCCCGGCTTTGATATTTGCTGACTCATCGAACCACGCGAGATTGTCACCGTTCCGTCTCCTTATGTAATCTTGCCACAACGGCGTTAACATTTTGTGATTCTCATCTACCTTGACCGCTATCACAGCAGTCTCTGTCTTCAGGTCAACGATAGACAAAGCAATCCATGCAACAAAACCGAGTACAGCAGTCACTAACACGTTTAGCATTTCCATCTCCGCCTCGCAGCGCAAATACGCTTCTTTGGTGTTTTCTTACAACTAATTCCGTGCATCTTCATTTGGCCTTTAGACCGCGCACAGTAAGACGTGCGTCTCTTGCCGCCGCCTGGTTGCGGAGCCTTCAACTTAGAGCCTGTGGCCCTGTTGTATTTAGCACGGCCCTTCGCCGTGAGGCCGGCACCCTTTGATGCTGGTAGCTTCTCGCCCCTTTTCACAGAGAGGCTAACTGATTTCTTTTTCTTCTTCGGTGCCATTACAACCTCGAATCATTTTTAATATACACGATATCAAGCGCAGCGGAAACATGCAGTGCTGAATTGCCACTACTGCCTATTGCGCGAACTTCTATGTCTGTTTTTTCTGTAAAGGAAAGTGGGGTTGAATAAGATAT